TACTTTAATTGTAGTGTCAATAAGTAAAATTCCTTGATTAGTTGGGATATGAGCTTGAGTATTATTTAATACTTCCGCTTGACCATCAAATAAATAATTTTTTCCGTTAAATGTAAATCCGTTTTCTATCTTATGCATATATAAATGTTTTAAACATGTCTATGTTCCCAATGTCACCAGAGTTCTGTGCTTGCATAGTAAATAAAATATAATTATCTACCGTTCTGTTTAGGTTAACAGATAATACAGTTCCTGTCGTATATTCTGAAAATGCGGTGTTTGAATAACTGGTTAAAGTTGTTCCGTTGTAACCAAAATTTCTTTCAACATATCCTAAATATTGGGAACCACCACCGCTCATGGTAAAAATTGTATTAAACAATACCGCTCCTGTTAAACTATTTGTGGTATTAAAATAAATACGTCCATATAATTGTCCTGCATTTCCAGATTGTCTAAACATTCTAAATACAAGTTGGAGGATATTGTTTGTCCCGAGTGTATTTGCGGGAATTAAAAGTGAATGACAAATCGTTACATTTGTGCTTGAAGTTTGTGTTCCAGCAACACCACTAAATCCTAACAATCTAGGGTTAGATGTTGCGGTTACATTTAAATTACCACTTCCTAAAATACTACTACCGTTGATTGTTTTAATATTTGTCCCACTAACTAACGTATTTTGTTTTCCAGAAATAGAAGTTGCCAATGACGCATCAACAGAATCATTTATTGAATCTTCTTTAGATATTTTAGTTTCTAATGACGCATCAACAGAATCATTTATTGAATCTTCTTTAGATATTTTAGTTTCTAATGATACATCAATTGAATCTAACGAACTAAGATCTTCACTTAATCCGTCAATTTGACTTTGATCTAATTTTGTTGGCATAATTTATTTTTATAATAAATATCACCTTTTATTAATTAGATTTAAAATTTCTTCGGCAACATCACCAACATTTTCAGGCGTTTGATCGCCCATTACGGTTCTAATAATTTCTTTTTTCTTGTTGAGTATATCATAAATGGCACCTTCTATGGTATTTTCAAATAAAGGATAATAAACTAAAACATTTGATTTTTGACCATAACGATACGCTCTATCTTCTGCTTGTGCGTGTTCTGCAGGAACAAATGATAAGTCATTCATAATTACAACCTCAGCTGAAGTTAATGTTAAACCAACACCAGCGGCTTTTAAATTACCAACAAAAACTCTAATTTTTTCGTCATTTTGAAATGAGTCAACGGCTTGTTGACGAACAGAGTTAGAACAACTACCATCAAGGTATACCGCTTGCTTTCCAAAATGATGATATATTGTTTGAAGTGTATCTGTAAAGTTTGTGAAAATAATAACTTTTTTTCCTTGTTCTAAAATATTTTCAGCAAACTCGATAGTTTGTTTTGTTTTTTCGTTTGCAATTACTTTTCGAACTTTCATCAGTTTTGAAAACTGAACTGTAAGTGATGAAGACTCTTCAGGGTTTTTATCATACCAATCGTAGTATTCACCCATAAGATTTTCATATTCAGAAGATTTTAATCTTAAATAAACTGGTGTAATAATTTTGTCGGGTAAATCTAAAACTTCTTCTTTTAATCTTCTTAGAATTTGTTTTGATGTCCTATCTCTTAATTCTTCTAAATTGGATGCTCCTGAAACATTCCAAACTTTTCTTTTACCAGCATTAAATTGATAACCCTGACAATAACGAATTGCATAAGCCATCCAATTTTGAGCAACAGGACTTTCGATGATACTTAAAAGATTATAATAATTCATAGGTCGAGATGTCATCGGTGTTCCCGTCAACAACCAAACCTTGTCAATGTTTTTAACATAACTATTAATTATCTTTGTCCTTTGTGCCTGAGCGTTTGATATCATATGTGCTTCATCCAAAATCACAAGATCAAAATTAGATTTTTCTAATAATGAATTTTCTTTGTCTTTTGGGTCGTGGAAGTTTTTTAATATATCATAATTTACAATAACAAAATCGTGATCCGTTGAAAACTTCTTTCCTTCGGCAATAAATGTTGGACGACCAGAATAATTTTCAATTTCTCTTTGCCAATTTATTTTTAAAGATGCCGGACAAATTATTAAAATCTTTTTTGCACCTGTCTCAAGTGCCGCAATAATTGTTGATGTAGTTTTACCAAGTCCCATGTCATCGGCCAAAATAAATCTTTTTGATCCTGCCAATTTTTCAATTGCAATTTTTTGATGATTTAAAGGTGGTCGATGCGAATATTTAGAATAATCAATATCAACACTTTTTACATTATGTGTTTTTATTAATGCTGATTTAGGAACCCAAAACTCTGATAATTTATCTTTTTCAAAAAACTTACCCCAAACATGATAAGATTTTTCTTTTTCAACCAATAGTTTTTCAACATAGATTTCTTTTGGTGTCTCTATCAAATATCTTTCTTCTGCAAACTTTTTAGCGAAGTAAGTGTCTAACTCAACCCATTTTCTTGCAACTTTTGGTTTTGTCTCAAAATAAGTTAAAATATAATCGGATTGAGTTCGTGTTGGAAAAAACTTTTTTGATGATTCTTTTTTTTCTTTTAGATATAATATATAGTTGTTGGCACCACTATAAGTGTCAAGAACATCAAGTGCTTTATGTTCGATAAGAGTTTTTGAATCTCCCAAAATCTTTTTTATTAAAAATAATCATAAAATAAATATTTATCAATAAAACAGCCTAATGAAAAGTAATGTTCCTATAACAAGACTCGGTAAATTTTTTGGGGATCGTGATTTTGAACTTGAAATCGGTATGGGTCAAGAATGGTTAATTGGTGATATGAACTATACTTGTGTCCTTTATAGAATTGATAGAAACAAAATTAAAACTGATGATGTTTACGGTGAAGTGGTTGAGGACGGTATTAAGTTTTTACCTCCTGTCGAATTCAATGCGTATGTTGCAATTGCCGCCCCTACCAACAAAATGGTGGGGTCAACAAGAATGGATCAAGTTGAACCAGGTAATATTACAATGTCCGTTTATTTAAAAACACTTAATGATTTAAATATTGACATAGATTTTGGAGACTATGTTGGATATTACGATTCAGAAAATTTTGTTAGATATTATAGTGTTGTAAATGACGGTCGTGTTGTTTCAGACATAAAACATACATATAAAGGGTATAAACCATTCTATCGTAGTATTATTGCGGCACCTGTTGGTCCAAATGAATTTAGAGGATTATAATATGAAAAAGTGTAAAAAATGTTTAAATATAAAATCGTTTGACTTATTTAATAAACGATCGGATACGAAAGATGGATTTACCCATGAATGTAGGGAGTGCTCAAAAAAAAGAGGTAAAGTATATTATATCACAAATGAAACAAAAATAAAAAATTATCAAAAAGAATATTATAAAAAAAATAGTAATAGTATTATTGAAAGATCTAAATCTTATAGGTTAGAAAACATTGATAACATACGAGAATATGATAAAAAAAGACAAGAAAGTAGAAAAGAATATTTAAATAAATATTTTAAAAAAAGAAGAGAAGTTGATGTTTTATTTAGATTATCGGCAAATTTGAGAGGAAGAACTAATAAATTCTTAAAAAATAAATCTAAACCAACGAAAGAAATTATAGGTATTGAGTTAGATGAATTAAAATGTTATTTAGAATCGTTATTTAGTGAAGGGATGAGTTGGGATAATTATGGTTCTTGGCATATTGACCACATAATACCTTTATCTTCAGCAAAAAATGAGGAAGAATTAATAAAATTATGCCATTACAAAAATTTACAACCATTGTATGCTAGAGATAATATAATTAAAAGTAATAAGATTAATAATGGGACTACCAAAGAAATCAGTTAAACCAACAATACCACTTAACTATCCTAAAACTCTTTTACCAAGAAGGGAAGAGATTAAGGATATGATTACAAAAGATGGAACTTATTTGCCTAAGTCACTTTTACATGCCGATTTAGATAGGGGGTTTTTAGATTTTGTAAAAGAAAAAATTCAATTTACAAGTGAAGGGAAAAAAATACCTGTTGTTGATGTTTTGATAACAACACAAAATTGGTCACAATTTGTTCAAACTTGGGATTTTCAAAATATAGATAAAAATTTAGAACCACCATTTTTAACGATCATTAGAAATCCTGATGTTAAATTGAACGATAAAAGAAGATATAATATCCCAAATAACAGGATGTATTATTATATGGAAGTTCCAACATGGGATGGGAATAGAAAAGGTGCTAACATATATAAAATTCCACAACCAATTCCTATTGATATAAAATATACGGTTGCTTTAGTTTGTAATAGAATGCGTGAAGTTAATAAAATGAATGAAACAATTATGAATTTATTTGCATCATATGAGGCATACCAAATTATAAACGGACATTACATTCCAATTGTAAACGATTCATTTTCCGACGAATCAGTTATGGATTTAGAGAGTAGAAAGTATTATATAAATAAATATGAATTTACACTTAATGGATTTTTAATTGACGAAGAACAATTTGAAGTATATCCTGCTTTAAATAGAACAATCCAAATGTTTGAGGTTGATAGTCGACCTGTTAAACGACCACAAAAAAGACAACAACCACCAGAATTAGAATCTATAACTTTTACATATGAAAATAGTGCAACGACATTAGAAAGATCTTTCTTCTATACTTGTAATTTATTTTTACAAAATACAATAAACGTTACATCCTTTTCGGTTTATATTAATAACCAATACGTAGGCGATGATTTAGATTTAGTTCAGATCAACAATGGTGACGAATTAAAAATAGTTATTACGGTAGGTTTAACAAGTCAAGTTCCTCAAGTTATATTTACACAGAGCTTAATTTAGTTTTCACCATAGATGTCTTTTTTTTCTTGACACTTTTCCATAATTAAGTTTTCTAAAAACTTATACATTTTAATTCCACGTTTATCGCAATATTTTTTTAAAACATCGTGAACATCAACGTCTATTTTTAAATTTTTTATTTTTTTTTCTTGTTTATCCATAGGTAGAAAAAAGGCAGAAAAAAATCATACCAAGTTATAAATACTTTTATAAATGTAAAGTTTTTGGTGTTTTTCATAGTATTTATAGTAAAAATAAATTTTATAAAAAGTATTTTACAATATGGCAACTAACAGTAAAGTTTTCGTTTCTCCCGGTGTGTATACTTCTGAAGTCGACCTTAGCTTTGTAGCACAAAGTGTGGGGGTAACTACATTAGGTATTGCAGGTGAAACTTTAATAGGTCCAGCATTTGAACCTATCTTCATTACAAATTTCAATGAATTTCAAACCGTGTTCGGTGGGACATCACCTGAAAAATTTGTAAACACACAGATTCCAAAATATGAGGCATCGTATATTGCCAAGGCATATCTTCAACAATCAAACCAATTATTTGTAACAAGAATTTTAGGTTTATCAGGTTATGACGCAGGACCATCTTGGTCTGTAACTACCGTTGCAAACGTAGATCCAACAACAATTGATGTTTGGTGTTTAAGTTCTGTAACTTTAACCGCAACTTGTGAAACTGTTTGTGTTAATCCTCTTGAACTTTCATTTACAGTTCCGTTTACGGCTTGCACAAATTCAACAACAACTATTGGGTATAATGGTGATTTCCCTGTTGATATACAAAACATTTTATACGATCAATTCGAACAATTTAATGGTAATGTATCAACTTTAGATTCTCAGATAAGAAATTTAATATTTGATGTTATCACGGCACAAAACCCATTCACCGCAGAAGATGAATTTATTTCTTACTTTGGTTCAATTGACACCACAGATTACAATAGTTTGAGTGTTTCTGGTTGGACAGCAGAAACAAACGTATTTAACGTTCCTTCTGTTTCTTTGAACGACACAGATTTAACTTCACCTTTAAACGACGCATGGTATTACGCTTTATTTACTAATACAGGAAATACAAATTACACGGGTTATTCATTCTTTAGTTTTGTTAGCGGTTTAACTTCATACTACCCTAACCCAACTCCGACACCACAGGCATCGTCTTCACCGACCCCAACACCATCGGCAGCGAATCCTTGTATAACACCTTCACCATTTACATCACCAACACCAACCCCAACACCTGTTAATATTGATTGTTATTCAGGAACTATCGTTGGTAAAATTTATTACTATACAGGAACATCATATGTAGATTATGATAATGTTGTTGTTGGAACTTTAAGATCTAGAGGTATCGCAACTTACACAAATGCTGAAAACCCAAGATATTCTGTAACAGGAACATCAAATGTTACTTTAGATATGACGGGTCAATACGCGGCAGTTCTTAAAAATCCATTCGCAACTTTTGGTGTAAATGTTGTTGATAGGTTTAATACCCCTTATACTTTTGAAACTTCATTTACTCAAAATGATCCTGAATATTGGACTAAAGTATTTGGTGTAACTAATTTCCAAAAACCAAGATTAGAAGTTCCTGTATTTGCAGAAGAAAATTTCCAATCTTTCTTAAATTTCGCATGGAGAAAAGGATATATTCGTGGTCTTAACCCTAATCTAATTGCACTTGACTCAGCTCAAAGTGGAGATCCTGATTCAATTGGTTGGTATTTAGATAGATGGCAAACACCAGTTTCACCATTTGTTGTTTCTGAATTAAGAGGTAATAAAGTTTATGATCTATTTAGATTCTACACTGTTTCTGATGGTGATGGAGCAAATACATTATTAAAAATCTCAATTACAAATCAAACTTATAACAATTTAACATTTGACGTATTAATTCGTGATTATTTCGACACAGATGCAAACCCCGTTGTTATTGAGAAGTTTACAAACTGTTCAATGGATCCAGGACAAAACAACTATATTGCAAACAAAATCGGAACTTTAGATGGTGAATACGAACTTAAGTCTCGTTATGTAATGATTGAAATGAGTGAAGACGCTCCAATTGACGCTCTTCCTTGTGGATTTAACGGATTTAATTTTAGAAATTACGCAGGTGCTAATTCACCTTTCCCAATCATTAAAGGAAAATATGATTTCCCTGGTGAAGTTATTTACAACCCACCATTTGGTTTATCAACAGGAAATGACAACGCATTAATTAGTCCGGGTGATAATGTAAGAAGAACTTATTTAGGTATTTCTAATTCTTATGGATGGGATCCAAACTTCTTCGAATATTACGGAAAACGAAATCCAATTAATTCTTGTGATATTGAAGGTTTACCGTTCAACTTCAGATCTGAAGGATTCCACATGGACGTAAACGCAAGTGGTTTAACTATCGGACCTGAGTTTTCGACAAGTGGTCAACCAAGATTTGTTGTTGGTAATTCACCATTCATTACTGAACCTGAATTCCCAACAAACGCATATTATAGATTATTTGCACGTAAATTTACATTGTTAGTTCAAGGTGGATTTGACGGATGGGATATCTACAGAGAATACAGAACTAATGGTGATGAATTCCAAATCGGTAGACGTGGTTTCTTAAATGGAGCTTGTCCTTCATCAAGATACCCACAAGCAGTTGGTTGGGGAGCATTTAAAGAAATCTCTTTAGGTGATGGAACTCAAGATTATGCAAATTCTGATTATTACGCATACTTATTAGGTCAACAAACTTTCGCTAACCCTGAAGCAACTAATATCAATGTATTTGTAACACCGGGTATTGACTACGTTAATAACAGTAACTTAGTGGAAGATGCGGTTAATATGATTGAATTTAATAGAGCCGATTCATTATATGTTTGTACCACTCCTGATATTGACTTATTTGTCCCTACAACTACAGGTGGAGATTTCTTTATATACCCAACTGAAGCGGTTGACAACTTAGGGAACACAGGAATTGACTCTAACTATACGGCAACTTACTATCCGTGGGTATTAACAAGAGATAGTGTAAACAACACACAAATCTATATTCCACCAACGGCTGAGGTTACAAGAAACTTAGCACTTACAGATAACATCGCATTCCCTTGGTTCGCAGCGGCGGGTTACACTCGTGGTATTGTTAATTGTATCAAAGCTCGTAAGAAGTTGACTCAAGAAGATAGAGACATTCTTTATATTGGTAGAATTAACCCAATTGCAACTTTCTCAGATGTGGGAACTGTAATTTGGGGTAATAAAACTCTACAAGTAAGAGAATCTGCTCTTGACAGAATCAACGTAAGAAGATTGTTACTACAAGCTCGTAAATTGATTTCAGCAGTATCTGTTAGATTGTTGTTTGAACAAAATGACGCACAGGTTAGACAAGACTTCCTAAATGCCGTTAACCCGATTCTTGACTCAATTAGAAGAGACCGTGGTTTATATGACTTTAGAGTTACAGTTTCTTCTGACCCTGAAGATTTAGATAGAAATCAAATGACAGGTAAAATTTACATCAAACCTACAAGAGCCCTTGAATTTATAGATATTACTTTCTATATCACACCAACGGGAGCTTCGTTTGAAAATATTTAAACTTGGTTTATAAAAAGAAAAGGGAGGTTTAATTATCTCCCTTTTTTTATTTATCTAATATTTATTAGTATGGATCACAAAAAATTAGTTAGAGAAATAATTTCTGAAATATTTTCTGAACAACTTAAACCTACAATGAAATATTATGCGTTTGATTGGGATGACAACTTAATGTATATGCCAACTCAAATTTACCTTAAAGATGATAAAGGTAATAGTGTTGGTATGTCTACGGAAGATTTTGCAGAATACCGAACAGAAATTGGACAAGAACCTTTCGAATATGAAGGACACACCATAGTAGGTTTTGATGAAGATGCCTTTAGAGACTTCAGAGTTACCGGTGATAAAAAGTTTTTAAAAGATGCAATGACCGCTGAAACAGGACCTGCATGGGACGACTTTGTTGAGGCCGTTAATAATGGATCAATATTTGCAATCATAACCGCAAGAGGACACACCCCTTCAATATTAAAACAAGCAGTTTATAATTTGATTAAAAATAATAAACACGGTTTAAATAAAGAAACAATTGTTAAAAATTTAAGAAAATATAGAGATTTAGCAGACGAGGACGATTTATCTGACGACGAACTTATAAGGTCTTATTTAGAAATGTGTCGTTTTTACCCCGTTAGTTTTGGTGAAGGTTCAGCTGCGAACCCTGAAGAATTAAAAGTTTTGGCTATGAGGGAATTTATGACTTATGTTCAAAACTTATCAAAACAACTTCAAGAAAAGGCATTTATGAAAAACAAGATAAGTAATTATTTTATTCCTTATGTAGGTTTTTCAGATGATGATTTAAGAAATGTTCAAACAATGAGAAAATATTTTGATGACGAAGATGAATTAAAAATATATCATACTAGTAAACAAGGTAAAACTTCATATGAATAACTGGTCTGGTCTAGTTATTAATTTATTTTATAAAAGATCAAAGTAAATAGAAAAATTTTTAAATAGGATATATTTATAATAAACAAAATAAAAAAAAACAAAAAAAATAAGACATGGCTGATTTATTAATGAAAATGCCCATACCCTATGAACCAAAACAAAATCATAGGTGGATATTAAGATTTCCTTCTTCGTTAGGAATTAACGAATGGTTTGTTCAAACAACTTCTAGACCAAAAATGACTGTTAATAACACAGCTATTAAGTTTTTGAATACAAACACAAACGTTGCAACTGACTTTAAGTGGGAACCTATTAGTTGCACATTTTTAGACCCAATTGGTCCATCTGCAACTCAAGCGATTATGGAATGGATTAGATTATGTGCTGAATCAGTAACAGGACGTATGGGATATGCTGCGGGTTACAAAAAGAATGTCGACCTTGAGATGTTAGACCCAACAGGAGTGGTAATCGAAAAATGGATTCTTCAAGGGGCTTTTTTAAGTGGTTATGATGGTGGATCCCTAACTTATGCATCGCCAGGTTTATCAACAATTACAACATCATTAGTTGTTGATAGATGTATTTTGGTTTACTAAAAATTAAATAATAAAATCATAATAACCTTCACTATTTACTAGTGGAGGTTTTTTTTTATTATTTAATTAAAAATATTATGGAAAACTACGAATTAGAACAAGCAAATTTTAATTTACCACACGATGTGATACAATTACCTAGTAAAGGTATTTTTTACAAAAGTAAAAAGAAATCAATTAAAGTTGGTTATTTAACCGCTCAAGATGAAAATTTGTTGGCTAATTTTGACCCAAAAGTTTCATTAAACGAATCAATAGTTTTACCACTCTTACAAAGAAAAATCTATGAAAAGGACATTAAAGCCGAAGAATTAACAGATGGTGACGTTGAGGCGATTCTTCTATTTTTAAGAAATACTTCTTTTGGTCCTGAATATACAATTAGCGTTAGAGACCCAAAAACTGACAACAACTTTTCAACAATAATTTTGTTAGACGAACTTAATTATACCAAACCTAAAGTCCAACCTAATGAAAACGGAACGTATAGTTTAACTTTACCTATGTCTAAAGCGCAAATAGAAATTAAAATGATGACATTAGGTGATAGAGTTAATCTTGAAAAAGATATTAGAAATTATCCCGCAAATTTAATTGCACCTGTTGTGACTATGAGACTTAGTAAACAAATTATTTCGGTAAACGGAAAAACAGACAGAGGTGATATTGAAACTTTTATTGAAAGTATGCCAATTGCCGATTCTAAATTCATTCGTCGTTTTTCTTTAGAAAATGAACCTAAATTAGATTTAAGAAAAGAAGTTATAGCCCCGTCAGGAGAAAAAGCAATGGTTGACATTGCTTTTGGGGTGGAATTTTTTCGGCCTTTCATATCAATATAAAAAAACAATTCTAGACGAATTTTATTATTTTTCTAAAATATTCAGAACTCAATATAGTGAGTTTATGAATATGCCAACTTATGTTAGAAAATACATAATCAACAAATTTATTGAAGAAAAACAAGAAAAATAGTTATAAAACTATTTATCGTTAATAAGAAAATATATGGCAGAAACTGGAACTACAAAAGATGACATAGGAACTTATTTACCTCAAGAATTTGTTACTGAATGGACAGTAAATCCTAAAGGTATTACTAAAGTTATTGGTGATATTGCAAATCAAGCCGCAATGGCAATGAATATTTTTGATGAAAAACCTTTTAAATATTTAGACGAACAAGCAACATCAATTCAAAATGCTTTTGGTTTAACTAAAGACAGAATGTCTGAATTTAAACAAATTGTTGCTGATGTTGGTCCCGAATTGGTTAAGATGGGACTTACTATGGAAGATGCCGCCAAAACTACCACAGAATTAATGAAGGGTATGAAGTCCTCTGGAACTATAGCAAAAGAAACTATGGTTGAATTGGCAGCAGTTAGTAAATTAACAGATGTTAGCGTTGAGACTTTGGCGACTAATTTCAGAAACGTTGGTATTTCAATTTATGACGTAGGTAAAGAAATGAAAGAAGTTGTTAATGAAGCCAAAAAAGCAGGAGTTGCTGTTTCTGCGGTTGCAGGTGCGGTTTCATCAAATTTGAAACAATTAAATTTATTTAATTTTAGTAACGGAGTTGAGGGTATTACAAAAATGGCAATACAATCTGAAAGATTGGGTGTGTCTATGGATAAAACATTTACTATTGCCGAAAAACTTTTATCACCTGAAAGTGCTATTGAAATGTCTTCAGCACTTCAAAGACTTGGAGTTACATCAAGTCAATTATTAGATCCGTTAAGAGCCATGGATCTAGCACAAAATGATCCTGCGGAACTTCAAAACCAAATGGTTGAGTTATCTAAACAATTTACCCAATTTAATGCCGAAACCGGTAAAATGGAAATTATGCCAGGGGCAAAAAGAAGGTTAAGAGAAGTTGCGACTGAATTGGGATATAATGCTGACGAATTTGCGAATATGTCAATAAAGGCTGCTGATTTTGATAGAAAAATGGCTCAACTTAAATTACCTGATTTTGCTTCAGATAGTAAAGAAACAAAAGAGTTAATTGCATCAATGGCACAAATGAAAGATGGTGTTGCAACAATTAATATAAAAGATCAAAAAACGGGTGAAGTTGTTTTAAAACAAGTGGATCAATTAACACCTGAAGATATAGAAAAACTTAAACAATCACAAGAAGAACAAGGAAAAAGTGTTGAACAGTTGGCGGTAGACCAATTAGATGAGTTGAAACAAATTAATTCGGGTATTAATGGGGTAGGAGCCGCGGCAACATATGGTAGGGCAACTTCAGCACCATTAGAAAGATTGTATGAATCAATGATGGGTGCTCAAAAAGCAATATCAAAAACCGCATCAGAAAGAATAACGGGAAAAGAAGTAAGAGCAAACGTATCTGCAATAACACAACCGGCCGAAGATTATTTAATTTCAGGATTGAAGGGAGATGTTAGTGGTATGAAAAAAGCACAAGAAGACTTGGGTATTAATTTAGTTAAATTAGAAAAAAAATTAGAGACTACTTCACAAGATACGTTAATGGTTGCAGCACAAAGAATGGGAGAAAGTTTTCAGAAGGCTTATGAAAAACCAAGCGAAATGACTTATAAAGGTGAATTGAATATTAATGGAACCGTTGATGTTAAAGGAAATGAAAATACTAAAAATATTAACAAAGAAGAATGGAATAACATATGGAGACAATATCTTAACGAACCTCAATGGAAAGAAGCGTCAGGTATAGTATTCAAAGAAGCAAATCCTGTATCTATTGCTGTAGGACCAAAGACACCTTAGTAAATTACAATTTCTAAAAAAATAGACTATTATCTATTTATAATAAAAAAACTATGTCTGAAAGTTTTTTATCGTTTGGTAATTCGGAATTATTTAGAAAACAGTTGTTGGTAAGAAATTTACCACCATACAATGTTCCTGGTGCATATACTTCACCTGAGAACCCAGTAAACTATGAAACTAATTTAAGTGTTTATAATGTTGTTGACTCACCGAATAATTTTGTTTCTACAAATCTATTTGCAAACGATTTATATCCTTTAAATGAATACGGACCTGAAGGAGGATTCACAAGTCCAATAGGTGTTAATGTGACACCTGTATTAAACCCAAATCAAGGACCATATTATCCTAACAATGGGACAGTTTTAGATATTATTAATGAATTTTATATAGAATCTGCTTATGTAACAAACAAATGGGGACCAGCAGGTGGATTTAAAGATTTAGTAATTATAACTGACTTATCATCAGTTCAAGGAATATACCAACCGTATTGGGATCCAGGATATTTTAATTTTTC